AATAGTTTAACACCGCCGTACCCGTATCTTAATCCATTGATAGGATTACGACTCCGCCATACACGCACAATTGATTTGGTATATGTGTCATGCTCAGGAAATTGATCTACTTCAAAATTAAATGTAGGTTCTACAACAGCGTCAGCATCAACAACCCAAAACATATCAGTAGTTGATAATTTTGCTGCTGCTATATGAGCATTGTGAATTCCTTTTATACCATGGATACGTTTTGCTCTAGGAAATCGTTCTAACAGTGTTTGATAGTTTTCGTTGGCTGTAGGTTCTTGGTAGCTGATAAAGATAATATCAAACGGTTTTGGAGTAGATAGCGTAATATCTATCTCTTTTTTATGTATAAAGAATCTATGATTAAATTCTCGATTAGACGGAAAATGTTTTTTAGAAACTAATGCTACGCCGTCATAATATTTTCCGTTGCGAAAAATATGAGTGTATTGCTCTTCCCATTTTGATACACGATAATCGTTTAGATTGTATCCGGATATAAATTCTATATTATCCCATATAATCCAAAAATGATTGGTAAATGCTATTTTTTTTAGATCAACCCATGNNGTTATTTTACGAACACGATGTGATGCAGGATATTCTTTTTTAAATTTATCCCATTTGTCATCGTCTTCTCCTAAAAAAATAATGTCATACATTCACTATATTCCGATAATAGGTTAATCCAAGGTTTACAGTTTCTTCGTATAGATCTAATGTGTATTTGCTGTGGCGGGCATCCAGCCAAGGCCAGTCCAACCCTAGTTGCTGATTAATTTTTGTTCCGTAATCCTGTGCATCTTGTTCTACAAATGCATGATTGACTTTTTCTTCGTAGATAGTTTTTAATAATTCAAAGTCTCGGACATCTACATAGTTCCAATCAGTGCAGTTAGTCATCCATGTTCCCATGCGAGCGCCAAGAACAGCATAGATTCCGTTTTCTTCATGGGCACCCACAGTGCTCCACATGCGCAGTCTATGAATATTGTGCCACCATACTCTCTCTTTAATTTCCAAAGGCGGCACTCGAACTCCGTCATGTAGAGTCATTTTGACACCCTCTCGGAATCCGGCTCGCCATGCTTGGAATGGACTGCCTGTAATAACAGTATCGCTAAAGCATTCAGGAAATTGTTGGTAGCCGTCTTCCCAACAAAAATCTACTTGGCCGCGATCATTATCGCTGGCTTCGTGACTTTTCATGTCTAGCACAAAGTCTTTTCTCCAAAGCTTCAATCCACCGTTGCCATATTTTAATCCGTTGAGTTTATTCCTTCCCACCCAACTAAATGTTTTTATTTTAGACTGCATGGTATCAACATCATAATTAAAAAATTTAATATCGACTATGTTGTCAGCGTCTACAGTAACAAACCATTCTGTTTCACTTAATTCTGCTGCGGCCTTGTGTGCAGCATCACTGCCTTTGACACCGTGAACACGCTTGGCCCACGGGGCTTTATTGCAGAGATCTGCGTAGTGTTCCTCTGCATTGGGTTCATCATAACTTAAAAAAACAATATCAAATTCTGCTGTTTTCATTTTATCTCAAATACATATTTGTCAAAAATTCTTCGTGTATAAACACTAAATTTGTTAGGTAGTGTTAGCTGAAAAGATTTTGTATTTTCTGTAATGTCGCCTACTCTGATGCTAATCATTTCGATTAATGCATTAGGGTCATTGTATTCTGTTATTAAAAAAATCATTGCAGTATCGCCATCCCATACGATATTTTTGGAATATCGTGAACTCATAGAAAAATCTAATAAATTATTATCACTGCTGTAGTTGACAATGATATCAGGATCGTTGATGTTTGACCATTTTTTATCTATAATTCTATGTAGCACATCATCAATTTTTATTAAGTTGTGCATTGAAAATCTGTTTATCTTAAGAAGNGTTCGAGTTGGAATGTCAACTTTATAAGAAAATAAATTTTCAACTCCGNTNGAGATNGCTATTGCTATATCTTCATCAATTTTTATTTTATTTTGAACATCNCCGATAGCATGAGAAGGATAGACTCCTAATAAAGAGCCGTCTTCTTTAAATGTTACATAATATTCGATTGTTTGATTAGCCGGTAAACTAATCCATTCATCAAAGTCCATTAGTTCTTGTCCCATGCAATCTCCTCTAACATGCTAACAATTTCGTCACTCATTAAATCTTTTTCAACATAATGCACTATACTATGTTGTTGATAATTTCCAATTTTTAAACTTCCGGAGGTGGTAAAATAAAAACCTGCATGTTCAGTTACTTTGTCTGCACTCCAAGGCCAATTTTGTATCATAGGTTTCATATGAACAATGTTTGGAAATTCTAAATTATAGCTAATTTCATTATCAATATCTAAAATTTTAGCACTTAATGCAAACGCTTCATCGGTGCCAACGACTTTTGGTTTTAATTTATTCAAATACAAATTGCTGAATTCTATAGGATTTTTTATAATGTATCTACCTAGATTAAAAAATTCTTCTGCAAGTGCAGAATCTTTCTTAAAAAATGTAAACATAGAATACAGATTAGGAAGATTGTTTTTTGTAAATGTTTTACGATAATAGTCGTCAGTAATCACTTCTCCTCTATAGGTAAGTGCCTTCGAAGGAATATATAATTCACAATTTTCAATAAAGTAATCAATCCAATGACTATGATCTCTAAGGAAAAGCATATCTGCATCAAGGCAAACAGTACTGTCAAACGGACTTAACTGATCCATGTAGCTTCGGCCGTCCCAGTGTGTTTCTTTATCCCAATGAATAATATGATCAAACACCCAAGGACTTTTTAAGCTGTTAACTGATTCTAAATTATCGATTACTAATGCTACTTGATCGTATCCAGGTTGTTGTGTATTTTTAATACTCAATGCTAGAGCGTATGCCAACTTAAGATAATCTATTTCTGCATTTGTCGAAACTACAATTAAATAACCAAAGTTCATATTAACTCCAGCAATTTTTCTTTATGTCTCATAATGCTTTGTTTATTCATAATATGCACATCTAGACCAGTTGTGGTAGCGGCTAAGAAATCACCGCAGTTAAGAGGTTTATCGATTAAAAAAGTTAGCGTTGTATTGTTTACTGATTGTAAAATATCTTTATCGAACACAGTTAGTATAGGAGGCAATGTGTAAACAAATTCAGTTTCAAACCCATTCATAATGTGTTTAGCAATACTAAATGCAATATCATTCCTGTATTGTTTAGGATTGAATCTAAACAAATCAGCGTAATAGACGTAGTTATCTTTGATGAAATCCACTAGTTTAAAAAAGAAGCGACTTTCTTCATTCTTGGTAAACATCACTGTAGTTGCCCAAAACATATGTATTCCTGTTTCGCTTACTCGCTGATCTAGTACACCACTACGATCTCCAGTAATATCATTCATAGAATGCCCTAACATTACACTGCTATCTACACTCCAATATTCATTTAATTGATTGGAGAAAATCAAATAGTCGCTGTCAATTAACAGGGTTTGATCATACGGGCTAATATCCCAAACTGAGAATCTATTTGAATTAACGAACGGTACGGTTTGACTATAAAACCCATCATGTAGTTTTCTTGTATTTTTTGTTCGAGGCTTTTCAATTTCAATAATTTTATCAAAAACTGTTACGGCCGTTTCATACATATTAGATTCTTTAAGCCAACCAATCGTCCACTTGTCTGTGATCAAACTTACAGGTAGGCCTAGATGTTTCTTTGCTAGGCCGCCCGCAATGATACTCATAGTGCCGTAGTCAACTTCAGGACCATTATGAGCAAAAATCAATATTCCTCTAGTCATAGGCTTAGTAATTTTTCTACAGTTCTACTGGATTTTATTTTTTGATATTCTTCATGATACTCATAGGTTGAGGTAAAATATCTATCTAAAATTTCATCTCGAAACTCTTCTAAGTTCGTTATAAGTATTGGATTTTCATTTTGATCAATTAAGGGAACATTTTCTGTTCGGCCTTGATCAATCAGCATTTGAACAAATACCAACAAAGATCTGTCGATTTTAAAAATTCCGCCGGAATGACCGTAGGTTAATTTACCTTCAATTTTTTCTCTAAGAGTTTTTCGTTGGATTGCTAGGGTTTGTCTATAATTAGAAAAATCAAGAGCAGCTTTTAGACGTTCGTCCATGGTATCTCCTATTAAACACGCACATTATTTATGTGATGGTTTAAAGGAGATTAA